AAGAAGGTTCAGGCATTTGGCAGGAAATAGATGCTCCCTTGTATGAAACTAATCAACAAGCACTGTTTGAACTAGACAGAACTGATGGCGGTATAAACCTCGCAGTTGGAGATACCTACGTTAACTATAACGTAGCAAATGACACCAATCAACTAGCAACATTTAAGGTTTATAGAAGAGCAGGGGTATTTCCAACTACAGTACGAAGCGGTACAGTTCAACTTACCGACGAAGCATCCTACGAAATTAAAATTAGTGCAACTCAGCCTGCACAGCAGAGTTTTACTGCAGCACAGACAGTTGCATTTACAGCAGGCGATAATGCAGGTGATACTGCAGAAAATTTTGCAAGTTCTGTTAATGCTTTAGGCATTACAGGTCTAACTGCGTCAGTATCAAGCACAGGAACAATTGTTCTTGAGCACGGTACCGGCGGTGATATACTGCTTACTGACGACACAGACAATGCTGTTTTAAATGCTTTAGGCTTTTCTGCGTATCAAGGACCTAATGCGGGCACAAGAAATCTTTACTATGCTGCAGGCACAGATGATCAAACTAATCCTCTGCAACTACAAGCTAGTCTGTGGAAAGCAACTGAATTTGATTCCAACGTTGGCTTGAACGGTGAAGAAGTTGCTTTCTATACAGCATCTCCAAACGAAGTGACTGCGCTTACTAGAAATGATACTCTTTGGTATAATTCAGTAGTAGACGAAGTTGATCTTATGATACACAATGGAGAGACATGGGTAGGATATAAAAATTTTAACTCTGCCTATGAAGACACAGATCCAAACGGACCAATTGTAAGTGCATCAAAACCAGTTCTACAAACTGAAGGCAACGAACTAGTAACGGGGGATATTTGGGTAGACACTTCGGAAATAGAAAGCTATCCAAGAATATATCGCTTTGATGCAGATATTCCTAATACTCCTATTCGCAATCGCTGGGTAGAACTAGACACTTCAGATCAGACTTCAGAAGATGGGGTGATTCAGGCGAAGGATCGGATACTGCTGCTTCTATTATAGATCTACAGTTGAGCAATTATCTAGATCCAGATGCTCCTGACCCTGCTCTTTATCCAAGAGGTATGCTTCTTTGGAACCTACGCAGATCCGGATTTAATGTTAAGCGATTTGTAAGAGATTACATCGATCAAAACCAAGACAATCCTCGCCAAGACGACGAGTCTATGGAAAATTATTATCCGCATCGTTGGGTTACCGAAAGTGCAAACCAAGAAGACGGCTCCGGAAGCTTTGGTAGAAAAGCTCAGCGTAGAGTGATTCTTCAGGCTATGCAAGCCACTCTTAATTCCAATGATGATATAAGAGATGCAGAATCAAGACAGTTTAATTTAATGGCAGCCCCAGGCTATCCAGAACTGATCGGAGAGATGGTTACTCTCAACTTTGATAGAGGGCTAACAGCATTTGTTATTGGCGACGCTCCTGCAAGATTAGAATCTGACGGGACTACCTTGAATAATTGGGCAACTAATCAGAACAATGCTTTTGAGGACAGTCTAGAAGGATTAGTTAGCAGAGACGAATATCTAGGTATATTCTATCCATACGGATTTACTTCTGATAACTTCGGCAACAATGTAGTTGTTCCTCCTAGTCATATGATTCTTAGAACCATGATACTAAGTGACCAGGTGTCCTTCCCATGGTTTGCTCCTGCAGGTATTAGAAGAGGCGGTATTACTAATGCAACTTCAGTTGGTTATGTAAATGACGAAGGAGAATTCCGCAGCGTTGCTCTAAATGAAGGTCAGAGAGACATTCTTTATGAAAACAATGTTAATCCAATTACATTTCTATCAGGCGCAGGTCTTGTAAATTATGGTCAGAAGACTAGAGCAAGAGGTGCAAGTGCTCTTGATAGAATAAACGTTGCAAGACTTGTGGTTTTCCTAAGAGGACAACTTAACCAACTTGCTAAACCTTATATCTTTGAACAGAATGACAAGATTACAAGAGATGAAATCAAACAGGCAACTGAAAGTCTCTTGCTAGAACTTGTAGGTCAAAGAGCTCTTAATGACTTCCTGGTAGTGTGCGACGAATCTAACAACACACCGTCAAGAATAGATCGTAATGAGCTTTACTTGGATATAGCAATCGAACCTGTTAAAGCAGTTGAATTTATATACATTCCGCTACGCCTTAAGAACACAGGCGAAATTGCATCGTTATAAAATAACGTGTAAAAACTAAAAAGCAGCTTCGGCTGCTTTTTTTTGGCCTCTAAAAATTCTCTACAAAGATGATAAATACTTTTGACAAGGAGTTATACACATGGCAATATCAACACTATCAAAGATATCTGTACCGCTTAACAATCAGGATTCTGCATCCAGTCAGGGTCTGTTAATGCCCAAACTGCAGTATCGCTTTAGGGTTACACTGGAAAATTTTGGCATATCAACCCCAACTACAGAACTTACAAAACAGGTAATTGATGTTGCAAGACCTCAGGTTAGTTTCGAAGAAATTGATATTCCTGTTTATAACTCACGTGCATATCTAGCAGGTAGACACGCATGGGAACCAATTGAACTTAACCTGCGTGAAGATGTAAATAACAGAGTACAGAAGTTGGTAGGCGAACAACTTCAGAAACAGTTCGACTTCTTCGAACAGAGTTCTGCTGCTTCGGGCATTGATTACAAATTCACCACAAGAATTGAAATCCTAGATGGTGGTAATGGTGCTAACACACCAAACGTACTCGAAACGTTTGAACTGTACGGATGTTTTGTGCAGAACGCAAACTATAACTCCCTTGGCTACGGTAACAACGAACCAGTTACAGTTACTCTTTCAATTCGTTATGATAATGCTGTACAGACACCAGATAACACTGGAATAGGAACCGACGTTGGTAGAACAGTAGGTAGCCTAATCACAGGCGGCGGCACATAATAGAATTTATTAAATTGTGCCTAAAAAGGAAGCTTAGGCTTCCTTTTTTATTATCTACGCACTTAATTGCGGTAGCTAAATATTATTATGGCAATATTTGACGGCTTCTTAGACAATTTACAGAATGGTGTCACTAATCCTAAAGGAAATTTAGCAGATTGGCAGCATGCTAATAGACTGTATGTCAATGATAATTTTAGGCATGCACCTAAAAACAAATTTCTATATCATGTTACCTTTTATCTTACAAGAGAAGCACAGAGTATAGTACCGGAACTTCAGCAGTATAATAATGTTGTAGGAATGCTAGTTAAATCAGCAGATCTGCCTAGTTTTTCTGCTAATGTTGAAACCAAAAACAAATATAATAGAAAGAAAAATGTTCAAACAAATATAGAATACAATCCAGTTAACATAGCATTTCATGACGATAATTTTGGTGCAACTACTGCTCTCTTAGAAGCATACTTCAAGTACTACTATGCAGACAGTTTTCAAAGTGGCACAGATGCATTTGGTAATCTCATAACGGGCGACACACTGTATAAAGGCGAAGCAGCAAACAAATACAAGTTTGGTCTTGACAACAACATTCCTGCTGTGCCGTTTTTTGATAGAATTGAAATAGCACAGATGAGTCGACGCTTGTATACAAAGTATACTCTAGTAAGGCCGATACTTACCGATTGGCAACATGACTCTGTAGATAACACAGACAGTGTAGGCACAATGCAGAACAGCATCACAGTAGCCTACGATACTGTGTTCTATGATAGAGGCGGCGTAGAAGCAGGAGACAACGGTGACCCTGCAGGTTTTGGCGCAACAGACAAATACGATAAAACACCAAGTCCGGCAACACTGCTAGGTGGAGGCGATGTAGGAATATTTGGCATTATAGGAGGTGCCGGCGACATATTGGGAGGCCAGTTCAACCTAGCACAAGGAGCAATTGCAGGTGTGAATCTAGTTGATCAAGCAAGAAATCTTTCATCCGAAGGCCTCAGAGAAAGCGGATTAAATCTTGCCAGCAGTTTGCTAGGCGGCGGGGGATCAAGTAGTCCGGGAGGCGTAAGGCAGATTACATTTCCAAAAACAAGAGGCACAGGCGGCGCAGCCAGCGAAACACAAGCATCCGAATCTCTGTCGAGCACGGGAATTGAAGAGTCTGCAGAAGGTCTAGAATCACAAGAATCACAAGCAACAGAAGAGCCAACAGCATTGGAGAGAAGTAGAGCAAAACTTAATGACCTAGAGACGCAACAGCAAAGCGCTAGACAAAATTTACGTAATGCAGAGGACTTTGCTCAAACGGCTAGGTCACTAAGGGCCCGCGGCGCGCCCGCTGACCAAATAGAAAGAGCAGAAGGACTAGCAAGAACTTTCCGTGCCCAAGGCGAATATGCACAAGAACGTGTTGAAAGAATTGAAGCAGGGCTACCTGCGCTCGATAGGGAGTGAGCACTAGATGAGTAGACTACCACAAACAAAACCAGAACCAAGAAGCGACGAAGCAGTAAAACAGTTTTTTGATAGATATTTCACAGACAGTCTTGAGTTTTCCGCAAGTCAAGTTGATGCTGTAGTCGGCTTTTTTGAAAATCGCGGCTTCGATAAAACTGCGGCAGTTTCTACTTCTATAGTTTTACTAGAACAGGCGAAACTAGATTCGATTAATATATTTCAATTGCTAGACACTCTAAAAGGATTATCAGATGTGCAACTAAGTGAAATTGTCACTGAAATACTAAATTATAAAAGACCCCGCACTAGTTCATTGGGATTTAGAGAAGCCATTGGCGTAGAGCAGTTTGAGCAGAGAAACGTAGCCCCGTGATGTATTGGATTATTTTGTAGATGTTTTGGAGACTGAGATGTTGCAAGAATATTCTGTAATAGTTTTTAAACGTGACGACTTGTTAGATATCGAACAAGAAATGTTGTCAACAGATCTTATGCCATTTATTCCACAAAGATCTATATCTGCTAGCAATCCTAGATATGGTTCTAAAATACAAACCTATTTTGAATTAACCACAGACGAAGCATACATGCTTAGACAAGATCCAAGAATTAGAGCACTAGAAATTCCTCCTGAGAAAAGAAATGATATAAAAATTGGCGTGAATGCAAGACAGACAGGAAATTTCTATAGAGGATTCAACGACGTTACAGATGTTAATTGGGGGTTAAGACGCATTATTGAAACTGCAAATATCTACGAAAACAACAATACTGTAGCAGGTGACTATGTCTATGCACTCGACGGCGCCGGTGTTGACATTGTAATACAAGATAGCGGCATACAAGTCGGACACCCTGAATGGGAAGACACGCAGGGTGCAACAAGACTGCAGCAGATTAACTGGTATACCGAAAGCGGCATTGCCGGCACACAGTCTCCTGATCACTACAGAGACAGAGACGGTCATGGCACGCACTGTGCAGGAATAGCAGGAGGCAAGACCTATGGATTTGCTAAAGGCGCAAGAATATATTCCCAAAAATTACAAGGTCTTGAAACTCTAAACGACGGTTCTGACGGCACTGGAATTCCTTTATCTGATGCATTTGATACCATAAGATTATGGCACAACAACAAAAACGGTGCCAGACCCACGATAGTAAACATGAGTTGGGGATTCCTTTCAACAAGCGACCAAGATCCTACCGGCGGCGAATATAGAGGAACAAGTTGGAGTTATAATTCTGAAACCGATGCACAATTATGGGATTTGTTTGGTATAGTAGCAAGGTCCGGCGACGGTTTAAGAAGGTTCCCTGCAAATTCAATATCTGTAGATGCAGAAATAGAAGACATGATTGCAGACGGAATACACATTTGTATTGCTGCAGGCAATGATTTTTATAAGGCGGATGTTGTAGGCGGTGTAGAATACGACAATCGTGCTACCTTTGAAGGCCAAGATAGATACTATCATCGGCCAGCTTCTCCTTATTCTGATGGTGCATTCTATGTAGGAAATCTTGATTCTGCTGTTATCTTAGAAAACTCTGTGTACAAGGATCGTACTGCACCATCCAGTAAGAAAGGGCCTGCGGTAAACATGTGGGCACCGGGTACAGAAATTATGAGCGCGTCGTCAAATCTAGCAGATCCATCTTAT